TATTCGTAAAGATAACGTTCAAGACGATCCAGACTTAACTAATTTAGCCGATAGCGATAGTATTGGCCAAAATAGTTCAAAGGTATTGTTTATTAGGCAAACAGGCGCTGGCTTAAAATTATCTTTGACTAAAAATAGAACTGGTGCTGTAGGAGTAAATCTGATTTATTTTTGGGATATCGATAAAGGGTGTTTTGTTTATGTGCCAAGTGCAACGGATTCAGTAGCCCCACAAGAACGGCAAAAAGTCGAAGAAACACAACGTAAAAAATATAAAGATAGAAAAGAGGTCTTTTAATGTTTACAATTCGAGGCAAAGCTTTATTAGAAGACGATGTTTCTATTTTGCAATTTTTACAATCACAGATAGAAGAACAATTAGGTATTAGTTTGTTTGGTCGGTTTATAGTAACAGATTCAAATATACAAATTTGTTGTCCGGTGCATAATAATGGGCAAGAAAAAAGGCCTTCTTGTGGTATATCAAGAGTTAATAAAATAATAAATGGTAAAAAAATTCCAGCCGGGACTGTACATTGTTTTACGTGTGGATATACTGCAACACTACCTGAAATGATTAGTTATATTTATGGATATGATGATTCGGGTGCATATGGTACAAAGTGGCTAATAAAGAATTTTTTATCTATAGATATAGAAGATAGAAAACCTTTAGATTTAAAATTGAGTAGAAATAGTAATCATTCAGAACAACAATATGTTCCGGAAAAACAATTAGATAGATATCGTTATTATCATGATTATATGTTTAAACGAGGTCTTACGGAAGAACTTATTGAAAAATACGATATTGGTTATGACCCTAAATTTAAGTTAAAGAAAAATGAAAACACATTTCCCTGCATAACATTCCCTGTGAGGGATATGCAGGGCAGAACTCTGTTTATTGCACGAAGGGCAATACATTTCAAGCTTTACCATTATCCGGAAAACGTGTTTAAACCATTATATGGTGTGTATGAATTGGATTATAGTCAAGATACATTATATGTGTGTGAGAGTATAATAAATGCTATAACGGCTGTTAAATATGGTGTAGCTGCTATAGCATTATTAGGTACAGGCACGCCAGAACAATTTAATTTAATTAAAAAACTTCCTTTTAGAAAAATAGTAGCCGCTTTTGATGGAGATGAAGCTGGAGATAAAGGCGCTAAGAGATTAATTAAAGTTATTGATAATAAATTGGTTAAATCTTTAGTAGTTCCAAGAGGTAAAGATATTAATGATTTATCTGAGCAGGAATTTAAAAATTGCCCTGAAATTTTTTTATCCAAAAAGTATTGACTTTTGAATTTACGAAGGGTATAATGTAATTGAAGGTGAAAACCTTACAAAATTTATTTAGAAAGTGTGGTAATATTATGAAAGTAATTTGCACAAGGAACAACGCAGAATTTGAATTGGTTAGCAAAGATGGAGATGACATCACTTTAAAAGATTTGAACTCCGGTAAAGAAAGAATTGTTAATCGCAAATCTTA